TTCACTTAATCATAATATAATGTTATTTATACAACCACTCTACCCCACATATTTCCGTAGGTGATTGTTTTCACATTGTTATAGTCTGACCATTCTGGTATTTCAGAACCATCATCTATAACTCTGTAAAACTTTTTGTCTGGATATTTCTTAAAATTATTTTCGTGTTGTTCTATCCAGTTCATAGGACTTACATATTTACAATCAGAAGTAATGTAACAATCTGTGTCTTTATACACATTATTTACTTTACCATCTCTTGGCATATCAAATCCTAACATATAGATGTTATCTATATCTTTATTTTCTTCTATTGCAACTCTAACAGCAGTAGGGCCAGAACTCCAACCCATAAATTCACCATCAAAGAAAGTATCTAAATCTTCAGCCATATCATTATCATCTACCCAAGTAATCCATAAACCAGCATTACCTAGTTTTTGTCTTACATCACCTTTCGGTAATCCTTTAAACTTTGATAATATTTCTAATATCGCATCTTTAAATCTCTCTGGGTCTATTCCGTGACAAACTAATTGTGTTCTAGAACCTTTTTCATTTTGATGTAAAAATTTATCTACTGTATCTAAATCTAAACTCTTGAGTTGTTCATTCAGTTGTTCCATACTTGATTGTTCTAATCCAGTATATTGTAACATCTCAAAGAATTGTTCTGGTAACAGTTTCCATTGTCTAAAATAACATTTGTTATTAGAACAATAACCAGATGAATATATCTCGTGCATCATAGCCCAATCTGTTGATACTAATCCATCTGGTTGGAAATCTCTATAAAGTGCATTACACCCATATATCTTTCCCCATTGTCTAAATTGTTTTAGGTCATATCCATCTCTGGACTCGCCATTACCAAGTACAAATACATTTTTAGGTTTACTATTATCCACTATAAAATCCAATAAAGATAGTTGTTGCATTACTCTGTGTCAGATGGTTTATCATTATAATCACTAGTTTTTTTGAAAGCGTGAATATTGTCCACTTCGTCAACATCTTCTAGTTCATCATCTAAGTCACCAAGAACATCACCATCTTGTTCTATTCTAGGTTCTGATATTGATACTGTAATATCTTCATAACCACAACCTTTTAGAAAGTTATTAAACTTTTCTTCTAGTTGTCCTAAATCATTTTCTTCCATAACAACTTCAACTTCTACTCTCTCCTCAGAATCAAAATCATCTTTTATTTCATTTGTTTTTATAAATGTAAATCTTTGTTCCACATCTATCTCCTAAAATTTCTTTTATTTTTAATAAAAGCTTGTTTGTTTACTTCTTTTAATCTATCTCTTAAACTGTCATTATCTTTTTTAAGATATGCACAATCAGATGATAGAAGTTTTATTTTATCTTCCATACCTTCAAATTTAGAACGATAAAAATCTCTTTCTCTTACTAAAGATTCGTTAGATTGTTTTTGTTCCATATTTACTCCAAGTTAAATTAATATTGTATGTGTTGTAGTTGTTTTGATACTTTTCGTACATAATCATCTCTGACCAAATCACCCTCGTGTATAAACATATCACAAGAACAATATGCACAATTTTTACCTTGTAATAAAAAATTCAAAACTGTATGTTTAAAGTTTTTCATATCTTCATTAAAAGGTTTTAATGGTAAAGTATCAATACCATTATTCTCTAAAATCAATATGGAATTAGTAATAAAAGAAGATTGATTCTTATGTTCTAATTTCATATGTTTAAGAAACTCAAAATATTTTTGTACATTAACATTGTGTAAACTGTATAAAACTGAATACACAGTTCCTAATTGATGGTGCAATTCATCTGACTCAAATAGGTCAGCTACATCTGACACCAGACCCTCTGGTGTTATATCATTGATTGCACCTTTATCCCACAGAAAGTTCCAATCACTTTCTAACATATATTCTAATAAATCTTGTAATTTTTGTGGTTTACCATCATCTTTAATATAACTTTTTCTTTTACACTTATAATCCATTTTAAAATAATACTGTTTGTTTACTGCATCATAATTAATAACTTCTATCACATCAACTGATGACCTTTTAAAACCTCTTGAGTTACCAGTAATTGTTTTTTCTTTAACACTACAAGCACCAATAAAATCTGGAAAAAATGGTTGATATCTCTCTTGGAATATTCCTACTTTATTCTTCCAATTTTTTCTACACACAAGATACCCTAGATAAAATATATTTGTATTCTGTATCATATCAAATTCAGAATCATCTGTAATATCTTTTTCTAGTAATTGATGATGAGAGTAAGGAATACCTAAACCTTTGTAATAGTGTTCTTTACCTTTCCAGACCCTTCCACCACAATGATTTAAATCATCGTCTATTTCTAATCTGTTTACTTCTGTACCTTGTTTATCGTATATTGGTATTATATGCATTACTTTTTATTTTTTGTTAAGTTAATGAGTTTCATTTTATACTCTGTTTCGTTAATTGTCAATAGTGAATTGTAATTATTTAATTTGTTTCTATGATTAGGCCAGATGATGTTTTCACTTATTTGTTTATCCCAATCCTTTTGATAGTTTACTAACTTGTTTAATATAATCATTGTTTCTATATTGATTCTTTGTGATAAATAATTTCTAAACAATATTGGGTGTTGTCCGTTTTCAACAGTAAATAATTTATTAAAATTTGTAACTTGATTTAACAACAAGTTCATATCTTGTTCAAACATATATCTTAATGATTGATGTCTTTTTTTCCAATCTGTAAAGTTCCTATCATTGAACTCTCCAATGTATCCTTTTTCATTTCTTAAAAAATTAGAAACAAAAAAGTCTTGAGTTTCATCACCATATTTTCTTGCAACTTTACCAAAAAAATGTTTGTCTTTTCTTTTTAAATAACTTGATTTACTAGCTCTAGTTTTACCACCGTACTTTGTGAAATCGTAGTCTGAGTTAAAATGTGCTTTCAAACCCATATAAATTTTAAATGCATTAAAGGCGTCCATAATATGAATCATACTGGTAGTTTACCCATTTTAGGTAAAAAGTTTAAATCTCTTGCGTTTGCTTCTATTTTATCTTTAAGTGGTTTTTGGATTAGACCAGTTATACTATCTGGTTCTACTTCGTTCTTGGTACAATATTCTAATATTGCATCCATATGTGATATGTTTTTCTCTCTGACTTGAGATTCTATGTATATTGAAAATGTTTTTGGTGTCATAATGTATTCACAATCTAATAAAAATTAATAAAAAAGGGTGGGTTCAAACCTCAAGGGTATTATACCCCACCCAATTTAATGAAATTACTTCTCAGCGCAAGCGTATGAATTAATTTCAAGACCTACTGAAATTTCAGTAATAGTTGGTTTTGACCAAGCCATAGTTATTCTCCTAACTAGTATTGGAGTGCTGGTTGCCTTGGGCCGCAGACCACTCATTATTAAATGGTGAGTATTCTGTTACTAGGAACTCACCGAACCCTATCAGATTAAGCAGCTAGTGCAAAATCTTGAGATGCAAAGTTATCGTTTGCGTTTATAGTGTTTGACCTATAAGGAAGTCAACCCATACTCTCCAATAACCCTTTAACATCTGTCTACCCTATTTCACCCCCTCATTAGAGGCTTTTTGGTGGAGGTGGAGGGTACTGCCCCCTCGTCCAGTCTATCTCAAAGTCATCTTCGTCAAGTATCCTTTATATCTATAAATTACATTTCTGTAAGTTATATGAACAAACTGTTAATTTTTCATTTACCAGTCTCTATAGTATTATAATATAGATTTAACTCTTTGTCAAGTAGATGCAAATATTTATGTTTATCTTTTACAAACTCTTGAACTGTACCGTCTTCTGTAACCACTAATATAACTATCTGGTTTATCTCTTGTGATGTTCTTTCTTGATACATCTCTGCATATGCAGAGGCTTGTATATAATAGTTCTCATTCCAATTATCTTCTCGTTCTTTGGTACTTGTTTTGAAATCAATTACAGACAACTCTCCGTTCCACTCTGCAATACAATCAACCCTACCAGCAATCTTATAAAAGTCGTGCCATAATGCTCTTTCTTGACAATGTATCAATCCAATTCTTTTATCTAAATATGGTTTTAGTTGTGAGAACAAACAATAAGATAGAAATCTACCTTTTTTATATTCATTCCAATCTTTGTTCTCATAACCATTGTCTAAATACTTTTCACAATAATGATGTACTTGAGTTCCTCTAGTTGCAGATTTTCTTGAAACATAAGTTGCAACATCCTCACCAACTCTTTTTCTCCACTCAAATAAACCTTCTTTACCTCTGTTTTTTAAAACAGTAGTAATAGATGGATAAAACTTACCCTCTGGTGTTTCGTATAACCTTATACCATCAGAAGTCTTAGCACTTATGTCTGGTATATCTAAATTATTTTTGTGTTGGAACATTCTTTTTCTTATATTCATCTGGTACTTTTCCATAACCTACAACTCTATCCCATTCTCTTTGAGTATAACCTTTTTTATCTAACATTTTCTATTAATTCCATTATAAGCTATTGATATTCTTTTTTCTTTAGTGTCACCTATGTAATGTTGTAACATAGAATTAAAAACTATTAGATGTCCAGTTCTAGCATTAAATTTATAATAATCACTATTATATTCATTAAACTCGTCTATCATATCATTAGATTGATGAGATATTAATGATTGCATAGGATTTAAAAATGAAATGTGACCGTCTGTTGCCAAAGGATAATATACAGCAGATATAAAAGATTCTCTGTGATTATGTGGTTCTGTTATTAAATCATCATTATTAACATTTGACCAAGCTTGTGATACTACCATATTATATTTGTCATTATATATTTTACTATAATACTCATTCATTTTTATTTTTACAACATTATTTAATTCTGTAAATATATTATTAGTGAGTATATCTTTATTTTCTTTCACACCATTTCTGATTGAATTTTTTTCTGAATAGTTAATAATTGATTCATTATCTATACCTTCTAATTTAAATGTTTCTATGCCTGTTGAAAATATATTTTGCATTGTAAGTAATTATACATTTAATCCTTTTGTGTATACTACTTTACCATTTATTTTACTTGCTGTCAATACCGATTTTCTATTTTTTCCATCTTCATTATAAGATATATGAATCCACCCACTTCTAGGGTCGCCTGGTGTATAGAACTCTAAAATGAGCTGGTCAAAATCTAAATTGTTTTCTATCCACATAGCCACATCTGCATTACTTTCTTTTAAACACTCAAGGTCAACCGCCTGACCTTTACAATGTTGTGATTTAGAAGAACCACCTATCTTTGCATTTAAATCTGGACTTCTATACCCAGATGTAATGAGTGTTATACCAAACTTTTCTCTTATTGGTTGTACAACATTTGCAAATAATTTTTTTGCATTTTGTAAATGTTCTTCACTTAATGAATTATCTATTCCGTGTCGTGTTGCAGTTTGTGATTTTATGTATTCTGCAACTGTAAAATTTTCACTTAATTTTTCAGACATAATTACTCCTTAAAAATTTACCTTATAACTTATACCTATTGAATTGTATTGACTATCACCTCTTTTAAATTTACTTCCGATACCTATACTACTATTCTTATCAAGTTTATAAGATATCCCTGCCTTATATGTAATGTCTGATTGTTCGTATATAGGGTCAAAACTATCTCTGAATCTTACACCACCTTTAATACTCCATACATCATTTAATTTATATTTTAGACCAGGCTCTATGTGCCAGTATTCGTGACTTTTGTTTCTGGTCAATTTAAAACCAGCACCACCTCGTGTGTACATACTAAGTCTACCATAAATTTTCTTTGAACCTATCAATGCAAATTCTGCTCTCTGGTCATTACCAGTAGAACCATCTTTTACTTTTAATCTTGTTTTTATTTCGGCAGAGAATACATCATTTAGTTTCTTACCAACAGTAAGTCCGTACTCTGATGCATTATTACCACCATTTAATCCGTCTTGTAAACCATAACCAAGTTTTGCATAATAACCATCTGCACTTGCAGTAAAAGGTAATGCAATAACACTTGCAATCATTAAACATTTCTTAATCATATACAACTTCCTTCTGGGTGTTCACCATTTTCTTCTGGTGATTTTCCGTGTTTTAAATAATAATCTCTAGCCTTACGAATATTCGCACCGTGATGATTTCCCATCTCACACCACTTTTTAATATATTCGTTTTCTGGTTCAAGTCTTAATACTTCTTTCACTAATGTTTCTTGTATTCTCCAATCCCATCTTTGTTTTGTACTTTGCATAATATATTACTCTCCTAGACCAAGTTTTGTTTTTTCTATTAAATAATTACGAACAAACCCAGAACGAACAATATCACCTATTGTAAATTCTACTGTTTCAAATTCTTTCATTTGTTCTAATATTCTCATAAAATCTTGTAGTCCTTCTTTTTCACTCATCTTGGTCAAATCTGATTGAAAGAAATCACCACAAAATATAATTCTACTGTCTTGACCAACTCTTGTAACAATCGTATCTAATTCGTGAAAGTTACAGTTTTGAGATTCGTCAACAATTACGACAGCGTTATCTAATGTTATACCACGAAGATATGAAGTTGTCAAGAAGGTAACACTACCTTGATTCTTTAATCTGTCGTACAACATACTAAATGCATTATCACTTGATTGTTCAAACATAAACTGAACCATATTGTGATATGGTACTTGGTACAATGCAGACTTATCTTCTTCATCACCAGGCAGAAACCCCATATCTCTTGTTGGAACAACTGAACGAATAATGATAACATTTTCGTACTTAGTTTTTGGGTCTAACACTTGCTCTAATGCTAGATACATTGATATAAAAGTTTTTCCAGTACCAGCTGCACCAAACAAAAACAAATTCTTATTGTCTTTTCTCCAGGCATTAAAGACTACCTTTTGATTATCTGTAATTGGTTTTACAGTAACTAAATTATCTAATTTAATGTCTTGTTTTTTACTCATAACTTTCCTCGTAATTATTTCCTAAATTATCAGTATATACTATTTTTTCTATATCTCCACTAAACAAAGTAAAGTAATGATTTTGTGATATACCGATTGTTCCCTCATATGAGAATATACCTTTACTTGTTTTAACAACAACAGAGTCAATATAATCTGCTGGTATTTCTGTTCTAGTTAATTGATCAAATTGTAGTCCAGAATAGTTTGGGTGATTGAATTGTATTTTCTTTTTATCAAAATGTAATTTGTCATCAATAATATCTACTCTATCTTTTGGTATATCACTATTAACTATTGGAGTTGCAGAACAACCACCAGCCGCCTTAATATACTTTCTATTAACATATAAATTACCATCTATATCTTCTGCAACAACAGTTAAATAAGTGTATGCATTTACTCTTATATTAGTTTCTATATATGGTAACAAACCTACAAACTCAAATGTTGCACAACAAGGTGTTGGATTCTCATCTATAATTAAAGTAAATTTAATTAAGTCTTTTGATTTTGTTGTGATAACAATGGGAACATTTCCACCGTCTATTGCACGATAAGGTGATTCAATAATTATGTCATCAGTTTTTTCTAAAAACTGGTCTTTATATAAATTATCGTTTAACCATTCATTCCAACTATCAGATGTAGAAAATTTAGGTATCAACAATATTATACTAAGTATTATTAAACTAAGTGCGATTTTTGTGTTTGTCATATGCTCTTTTTGCTTTTAATTTTCTGATAGATTTTTTACCATATCTATCTGCGAGTGGGCTAGTAGGATGTTTTTCTGCAATCTTACTAAACACTTCTCTCATACCAGAATCACCTTTTTCACTTTTAGTAACTCCACTAACCACATTCATATTTAAATAATCAGCAGGTTCAATATTAGGATTATTTTTTAAATAGTCTACTTTCTCATCATAAGACATAAATTCATCAAAATATTTATCTTCTTTTTTGTTATAGAAATCGTATCTAGGCATCTAACTTCTTATTAATCTCTAATCTCAAGTCAATAATTCTTTCTTCTATATAATTAATTGCAGTGTGGACATAACCCATATCTTCTGGGCCATTTTCTTTTACAAACTTTTTTGCAATCTTTACTTCCTCTTGAAGCATCATAAGTCTATCAAGTTTACTTACCATAATATTATCTCCTTAGTTTTTTTTTATAATTTTCAATTTCACCTTTAAACTCTTTTAGTATTGTAAACATATCTATTGTTTGCATTACAAACATACCAAAAAAGAAACCAGTAAAAAATAGTAATAATTCACCCATTTTTTTTCTCCAATTCTTCTATAAGTTCTTTAACTCTTATTTGTAAGTCGTGTATTTGCTTTTGCATTTGTGCAATTTCAAATTGATATAACTCGTCTTTACCTAACCAGTTTTTCTTTAACTCTTCTCTCTTTTTTTTCACTTCTTCACTTTCTAAATATTCTAAATCACCTTTTACAATGTGTTCATTAATCATATCCCAATATCCTTTTCTTGAAACCATAATGGTATACTCCTATTCTTCCAAGTCGCAAATCTAGTCTTCTCTTTTATATAGTAGTTCTTATAAGCTGCGATTGGTTGATTAGGAATCTTGCAATAATCTGGCATACATTGAGGCATCTCAGTTAGTCTAGTGTCTGGATTAATATTCTTTGGTATAATATTTAAGTATGGTAATCTATTTTCTACTGAGTGTTTCTTACCATATCTAAATGTATATTCTTTTAGTAAATTCATTAGTAAATGTAATAACCAAGAATAATTACCTTTGGTTTCTCTACACCATATTGCAGATGGGTGTTTAGTATGACACGCTAACATTAGGTTTTCTTCCATAAAGTCTGTTGGGTGTTTCCATCTTTTTACATTTCTACCAGTTTTAGATTTACCAGCATATTCTTTTCCGTCTAGTAATCTATGTGCAGTAGATAATAGTTGTGCATACTCTACACACATTTTTACAGCGTGTTTATCACAGTGTTCCAAAGATGCAATCTTTGGGTCTTCATTAGTATAAAATATATTCATATTATCTCCTTCTATAAAAAATGTGTCTACCAATTTTAACAGTTTTTTCAAAATCTCTTGACCATTTTGGTTTAACATAGTCAGCGTGATAATACAACGCACCGTCTGTAATGTCAAGTAAAGTTTTGAAATTTGATGCAACTAAACCCTCTGCAAGTGTAAACAGTTGATTATATGTGTAGTAATCTTTTATCTCATCTGATTTACCATCACAGTACCAACTAAATTGACACATATTTTTAATGGGTTTCTTTAAACCTTTTTCTTTTAACCACCATTGTGATATTTTAGCATCTTCTATAACACCACAAATTGTGTTTGGATATAATTCACTTTTTACTCTATTTAAAACTACATTGGTTACACCTAGAACTCCAGCTGTTCCCTCATTACGAGCTTCAAAATACATATTTTTTGCAAGACAAGTAATTTCTTGTTCGTCAATATATCTATCATATTGTGCAATTTCCATATATTGCATTTTTGGTGTTCTGTCTGGTCTATTGATACCAGCAATAATAACAACTGTTGATAATATTGATATAAAAACTTTAAAAAACACTCTGTGCCCCTCTGTGTTTTTGAATTGTAGGGAACGGTCTGGTAATCCAACTTGTTCCCTTACAACTCTGGGTTTAGTTCTCTTGGTCATCTTTCTTATTCATAATATAAGTGCCAAGACTCATAAACCCAATCCCAGCGACTGAGAGGATGGAAAGAGTAGTGAGAGAGGCGTCACCATCAACAGCACCAGCCGCAAGAATACTGAATATAAATCCAATCAAAAAATAAAACATAATATACCTATAAATTTAAATGTTAATAATATATGTTATTATAATAACATATTCTAATTAAATGTCAACCCCTATGCAGATTTTTTATAATCTTTGTGTTTAACATTTAAAAAATTGTCATCCCAATCAAATGCCTCTTGTACTACTTGTTTTGATAATCCTTTATATTTTTGATGTAATCTCTTATCCTTTGCAAGTATTAAAACTTCTGCTTCAGCCTCTTGTAATCCTTCTAACATTTGGACAAACATAGTTTCACATTTAACTTGTTTTAATTTATCGTTTCCACCTCTTATAAAGTGAAATAGTTTACTTGCTTCTTGTTCTAACCTTGTATGTTCAGTTCCAGCTGGTGCATCATTTTTAATAAATGGTACATCACCGTCTGGTAATCTCCATACAATCTTAGGGTCAAAGCTAGATTTCAAAATCATTTTCAATCCATCACTTCTGTATTTTCTTAATACTTCTATTTTTTTATCTTTTACTTTTGCATTATTGACCATTGTTAATACTTCGTGTATTAAAGGTCTTACAACATCATATGCCATTAAAAATCTCCTAGTTTTTCAGTTAGTTCTTTTAGTCTATGTTTCATAAAATAAGGTAATATTTTACTCCTATCACTTTGAGTAATTTTATTTACCCACATATTATATATAAGTTCCCCCAACTCATTTGGTATACTATCAAAGTCTATCAATGTTTTGTTTCTTTGATAGTTTCTTTTTATCTCACCCTCTGGAATACCATTCTCTTTCCATTCTGTTAATTTCTTTTTCGTTATAGGTCTTTGTCTTAATTCATCTACAAAGACAGTATCTTGTGATAAAACATTTGGAACACCATCACCTTTATCACCTCTTATAATATGTTCAAACTTATATTGTTCTGGGTTGTCATCAACCACAAATTTTTTCAAAGTCGGTGAATATTGTTTTACATTATTCTTTTCGTGTAATTGTATGAAGTCTTTATCTCCAGATATAATTAATATATCTTCATATAAATTTGGTGTAGAAGAAATCCTATTTGATATTATCGCAATAATATCATCAGCTTCTGCACCTTCAATTTTTAAAACTTTATATGGGAAATTTTCTTCTAACTCATTTTGAATTTTAGTTAGTATATCAAATAGTTCATTCCAATTTAAACTACTTTCACTTCTTGCTTTTTTACGATTTTGTTTGTAATAAGGAAAGTAATCTTTTCTCCAACAATGTCTGTCATCATAACAAAGCACCAATTCACCAAAATCTTTACTGAATTTTGTTTTATATGACCTTAAAGAATTTAGTACCATATGTCTTACCAAATCTTCACTCAAAGGTTCATCTTTTATCTGTATCATCAAATTACTAATTGTAACTTGATTCATATCAACTAATATCATTTATTCTTTTTTTTGTCCAAAGCTTTTAAAAACTTAGGTATCAATTCCATTTTAAATATTGTGTTAGTATTACCCTTTTTATCTTTTTCTTGAACCATAAACTTATCAACTAAAGGTTGCATTTCGTGTTTAATATCTAAATCTCTGTAAATAGAGCTCTTGATTGATTCAATAACAAAAGATAAATCTTTTATAAATGTTGGGTTATTAACTTTCAATCCATTATCATTTAAAGCGTGTACTAATTGTACTATCAAGGCTTCAGTAAGTGTATCTGCAAAAGACATATCTTCATTAAGTCTTAACAAATTTTCGTCTGGCTTAATCACTTTTCTTTTACCCTTAAATCTTTTAGGAAATGTAATTATGTTATCGTTTTTATTTTCCATAATAATATTTATGTCCAAAAGTTCATTAAACCAACAACTGATATAATAAACCCAACAGAGTTTAATAGTATGATAGAACCGTCTTTCCAATAATACCCAACACTAACCCATACAACACTACCAATGGTCATAAAGTATAGGTTTAGTGGATAGATATTAAAAGATGTAAAACATAAGCCTATCAACAATAGGATAGAACCAAACCATTTTAAACCTCT